CTTGAAGTTTGCTGCTAGAGAGACTTTTGCTACTTATTCGCAATTGGAGTGGCCCGCTACTAGTAATGTTATCGACATGCAATGGGTTTTGCATGGGTCAGGTGATGGCTCTAATGCTATCAATCTGAATACTAGTCCTGGTCACCCATGGGTTTGTAAGAAACCTAAGGATGCAAAAGGAAAACATTGGCTCATCAATAATGATGGACTTGGAAATTGTGAAATGACATCTGAATTGGAAAAAGCCATCATTAAGCGATTAGAAACTTATAAGAAAGGTGAAAGACCCTTTGAAATGTGGATAGATTGCAAGAAGGATGAGATTCGACCTATTGAGAAAGAACGTTAAAGCTGGAAAGACGCGCATTTTCACTATTGCACCTGTGGATTTCACTATTGTGTGCCGCATGTTTTTCCTCCATTTTATTGAAGCTTTTCAGAAAAATAATTGTAACGGCTTTAGTGCTGTTGGATTGGATCCTTTAGTGGATTGGGAAAGAATGTGGAAGAGAATGGAAGAAGTTGGAAGTAAATGCGCTTTTGATGGCGATTTTGGAACTTATGATGGATCGTTGAAACCTGATTGTATTGATGAAGCAATTGAAGGAATTTCTGATTGGTATGATATGATGGTTGATGGACTTGTGATCAAGATTGGTGAAACATTCAAGATGGAGTTTACAGCTGAAGAATGCAGAATGATTCGTAAGTTGATTGCTGATGCAATCATTCATACTGTGCAAATGGCTAAAGATTGTGCTTATCAATCGCATCAAGGAAATCCTTCTGGAAATCCATTGACTGCGATTTTGAATTCAATTGTTAATGAGTTGTATTTGCGTATTGTGTTTTACATCTGTGTGAAGCGCTGTGAACTCGGTTTGTTTGATAAAACCGTGAGAGAAGAAGTCTATGGAGATGACAATGTAGTAAATGTTCGTGAGGACTTTGCTGAATTGTTTAATTTTCAGACTGTTAGTAAAGTGTTTGCTGAGTATGGTATTGAATACACTACTGCCGAGAAATCTGCAGGAGTTGGACTTAAATACAAGCCTCTAAAGGAATTGAGGTTTCTAAAGCAAGGAATTGGACTTTACAAAAATGTGGTTAGAGTGCCTTTAATGGCAAAGGACACCATTTATGAACTCACCAATTGGGTGAGTACAAAGATGCCGCCTGTCGAGCAGTTGTATGACAACTTAAACTGTGCGATGCGGTATATTATGTTATATGGGAAGCAGGATTTTGAACTGTTTAAAAACGAAGTTAATAAAGCTCTGGTCTCAGAGGGTCTTACAAGGATCTTTCTGGATTATGATGCTTTGTCGATTGAGCTTGACCAAAAGTTAGGACTTGAGTGAGACTTTGTTGTTTACCCTTTTATTTTATTATTTAACCTTAACCTAAGGTACTATGAACACGCATAATGTGTTGGTGTACCGAGTATTTAGTGATAATGTGCACCTTAATTGTGTTTTGCGCGCACTAATATAATTTTCTCGGACCGTTACCTTATATTTAATCTAAAACAATAAAACAGGAGGGTGAAGGATTCGTTCTTTATTCT